TAATTTTTAAAAAGGGGGGGCACCCCCTTTTTATAGGAAAACCAATATAATCCCCCCGCCGATGTCCTACGGACTAAAAAGAAAGAAAACAGAAACACCATAGATCAAAGTAATAGCTAGAGAAAGAAATAAAGCTATTCTTTCCTCGACATAAGAACCAACCTCAGCCATGAACAGACTGAAAAAAGCATAAAAAACAACAATAGAGGTAATGATAGAAAAGAAAGCTCTAGCCATTAGAAATACCTCCAAAAATAGATCCTATAGCCTTGATAACAAGATAGCCCATAAGAAGCAGACCTATAGCCATACCAATTTGCCCATTAGAGATTTTTACATCAACTGTTTTTTGAGGTTTTTCCGCTTGTTCAACAAGCTTCGTTAAGCGTTCGACTACAGCGCTATCATCAGTTTTTAAGATCGTATCAGCATTTACTGTTTTGTTTTCTTCATCACGTTTTTTTAAACGCTCAAGGATCGCAGACAGATCCTCGCTGACCGCTTTCGTATAGTCTGCTGTATCTTTCAGGTATTCTGTGTTAAGTTGGTTTTGGGCATGCATATGACGAAATATCTCTACTTGTTCTTCGGGTGTCAAATTCTCACCCCTCGCTCTCTTACTCTGGAGTTCAAGGTATCTATCCCCATTCAACAAATATTTTTCTAAAACTTTTCTATCTTCCATAACCATTTTTCATTTCCTTTTCTTTTTCTTTAATAATATCTTCAATAACCAATGTTTTAGACTTGCCAGTCATAGATTGCAAATTTAACAAAGCAAAATAAGACTGATCATCTATCACGATATGTAAATGTCTAGTTTTCAATATATATCCATTTCCTTTCATCTTCAAAGAAATCGTATTTAATGCAATCAATTTCAAGATAGATACAAAGCATTCTCAAAACTTTAGCGAAATCCCAATTATAAATCAATAACTCATTAACCCATGATCTAGACATTTCATCAGGATCACTCTCAAAACTAACCTCAATTTCAAGCCTATAGATAGGGACTGGACAATCAGAAATAGCAACAACTCTAAAACGACGCTTTTTATCAAATGTTAATTTTTCCATATTTATTTTATTGTACATGAATCAGGATTTTAAAAGAGGGAGTGGAGAAACCCTCTTTTAAATAATTAGCTTGCTGAGCGAATGAAATTGATGACCGCACGGAAAGCCGTAAAGCCTGCAACAACACCAAGAACAGCAGGAAAATATGCACTACCGGTAGTCAAAATTGACTTGATAGCTTCTGCAGATCCTTCAACCATGTCACAATCTCCTTTCAAAAACTTTTTCTTATGCCAACCGCCCACCCCTATATTTTAAAGGGGTTTAATATCAGTTACAGCAAATTTTCCTTTGGCTGTAAGATAACCGGATAATTCAATATCGACCGGATATTTTTGAACTTGTTGCAAAACTTGATTTGCAAGAGTAACATCAACCGAAAGAGTTACAACGGGAAGAGGTTGGTTTTTAGGGGCTTCGTTATCATAACAGATAATTTTCCCACCGGAAACACGCTCTTTAGCGTCATTTTCAAAATCATATGTCGATACCGACAAGAGCTTATATGCCATTTTCTATACCTCTCTTATTTTTAATTGTCTTATAAGAGGCCTTTCATTTTTTATATATCAAGCTCTTAACTTGATATAACTATAATATCAAATATCTTTAAACTTGTAAAGCCATTTTAAGGTTTATTTAAGACATTTTTGATATATGTGTCTATATCTAATAAAATTTTTTCATAGAAATCAGGATCCCTCTTGATTTCTTTTTTTATCCAAGGCAAAACTTGTTTTTCGTAGTAAGATGTAGTCTCATAAAAATCACGTTCAACAAGAGGACGATCCGACCACTCAAAACTTTCAAAATCAATATCTAGATACCTATGACCAAGCATAGCGAATATTTCCGAAGCACTTTTTGAAGTCCTCAAATAATCTCTAGCAACTCGACCTTTTAACTGAAACTCAAACCGAAGCCAAGTCTTGAGAAAATCATCATCATCTTTATTAAGCTGATTTCCTTTTTCATAAATCCTTAAAATCAAATCATTTGATCCAAAATAAAAAGTTCGACCACCCCCCGATCCAAAAGACTCAATTTGCTTTTTAAATTTCAACTTTTTCACCTTTGGAACATAATCAGCTATATCTTCCCACGAATCAAGTCTAACATCCATACATACATCAATACGAGAAATATCATCAAGAACGACATCATCTATTAATATCTCATAGATACCGTCAGGATCAAACCCTGATTTCTCATGCCAAAATTTCGTGCCATTTCCTTTATCCATCTTTCTTACTCTCAAATCAAAAACATCAGGATTATAAATATCATCAGCAATACCAAATGTTAGCCAGTCATAAGCAGGCATTCTCAAAATCTCCATATAAACTCCAAAAAATTCGAATTTTCTCGTATTTTTAAACCCTCTAACCCCGTGTTACAGGACGGGGTCAAAGGGCACCGGCAGAGCCTAAAGGCTCTCTGCCGGTACACCCTTTTCAGACCCTTTTTTCTTATGCCATTCTACGTCAACCAAAGCTTTAAAATCATACAAAGATCTAATTCTTTTAGTCTGTAAGATCCACAAAGAGACTCTAGAAGGCTGTTTTCCGCTCTTTTTAAGGTCAAGACCGCCTGTCTGACTGTTTGTCTCGTAAACAGTCTGTTCAAACCGTCTATAGCTTGTTAAACGACCAAAATAGGTCTTTGTTTCATACACAAAATGCGCTAATTTTCGAAAATTAGCATCAAGTAAAGAATAGTCCTGAGTAAGAAGAACAACTCTCTTGCCTACACCTTTCCTTATCTGATAAAGCGTCTTTTTTAATTCATCAGGTACGTCAGATTTCATTTTAGCACCATAAACAGAATTAGCTTCATCAACAACTATAAGATAAGGAACATCATTGATAGAATAAAAACAATCAAGAGAAAGAGGATAGTCAACAAGTTTAGATGTCATGTTACTAAAAATAATACCATCTTTAAATCTTTTCTTAAATCTGATCATTTCATTAATTGCAGAAAAAGACTTACCAGATCCCGTTTTACCAGCTACAATCACAACACAAGCTTGACTATTAAATCTAATAGCATTATCTTTAATAGTCAGTCGATCCCAAATACTCATAAAAAAAGCAATAATAAATAAGTGAATAGGAAACATATTACCCCCTTATCAGCTTGACTATAAAAACAGCAAATCTAAAAGTGCGGTAAGCAGTTTCAAAAGCAAGGATTGCTGAAAGTACAGAGATCAAAAGAGGGATCTCAAATGCAGAATAGAAACCAGATCCAAAGAAAAAACTTTCCCTTTGTAAATCCCCAAATTTTGGCAATAAAGGTTTTAAAAAACTTAATAACTGAATACAAAATTCATATAGTATATTAAACATAATACCCCCTAATCAAACATTGTGCGAGATCTGCGCCAACAATAAACAAGAAAGATACAGTAATAAACGGGTCTAAGCAAAGCTGAAATATTCCCTCTTGAAGCTTCAAGCCAACCCAAATTCGATCCATTTCCAGAGGTCAGATAGTTCGTACCACCCACAATTTCACCGCCACCAGAAGTAAAAGCAGAATCAATAATCGGATTAAAACCTAATTGACTAGCACCATCGCCGATCACTTGAGGTGTAGGGACGTTTAGACCAAACATTTGAAACATGCGAGCTGTTTGCCTATTCGCAACTTCAGCATCAAATATCAGAAATTCAAATAGACCTTTATACTCCTTACCTGTCTTGTTATCAGTGGTTTTCTCAACTAATTCAGGTAAACCGTCCTTATCTTTCTTGTAAGATCCGTCATCGTTTTTTTTGAATTCTACCTTTTTCTCTTTTTCATAATTAGCTAAATAATGATCATCTTTGTCTTTTAATTCTGCTTGTTTTTCAAGGATCTTTTCAACTTCAGGAGTAACAATCGTTTGATTTTTGATAACCTCCGTACTAGCCAAAACTTTGTCAGCACCTTCAATCTCTCTAAGCTGACCGTCAGTATATTTCACAGATCCTCCAGCGTGTAAGATCTTAGGTTTTACTGTCATATCACTAGTAAAGAGGAAAGGCATATCATTGCCAGAAACGGCACCATTATTGACGTAATTATACTTACCAGTATAGGTAAAATAATTTTCGCCAGTATTCTCTTTATAGTAATAATAATCGCCTTTATAAACATTAGCAATCACTTTGTCATTATATTCACTAGGAAGATCTACAAAACCAGATTTGGATCCCAGAACAGACTCACCCTTGTCAGTACCAAGAAAGATTATTTTGCGATTAACATTTTCTTTAGTCCAGAGATCATCAGTGCCATTCATAGCGATTTTATCAGAGATAGTGACATAGCGTCTCTCTTTATCCGTGTAGATAAATTTATCATACCATCTGTTCTCAGAAGACTGAGTTCGGACATAAAGCGGACTAGCTGAAACAGCCAGAAAGTAATATTTTGTTTTCTCTCTATTTTGCCAAACCTCTCTATTGCCCTCTTTTTCTTTCTTATGACCTTGAAGATATTCTTCCCTTTCCATAGTGAAATAAACGTAGGATCCGTTTTGACCTAAGTCAATATCCTTTGGAAGCCCCACAAGCACCTCTTTACCATTAATTATCAGTTTACCCTTTTTCTGGTTAAAAGTGTTTGTAAATAAATTTTTGTTTTCATCAGCAGAAACAATGCCGATAGAAAGGGTCGGTGCTAGCGCAAGACCGACCAAGAAAGCCATGCATATTTTTTTAGCTATATTTTTTTTCTTTATTATCATAAATAATCTCCTGATTAGATTTTTAGAAAGGAGGGCAAGCCCTCCCTTTTTTTTAACCCTCACAATCCACACACACCCCTCAC